TCGTCTAATGCGGCGGTGGGTAATGCAAACGAAGTTTGCTGAGGTTCTTCAACCTTAACAATATCCTTTGCGCCTAAATTAAAACCAAATAGTTTGATTGCCACTGATTATTTTCCTTAACATAATAATAAAGAACAGGGAGAGATTATCTCCCCCTATTACTTATACGACTAAATCTTCAACTGATTCCCACCATTGGTATGATAGATTGACAGAAAACTCTTCAATAGTATCGTTAGCACCCCAATCAACATCGATTGGTGATACGTCTGTAGGGAATACACCGATAAATTTGTATTTTTTCAGGATATTACCATTTTTACCATATTGACGAACTTCGCTGTCTACTGTGTAGCCCAATGGAGTTTGTGCGGCAGGATTGCGAACATTTAAACTGTGGCTGTTTAAACCATTTAACCAACGTTCAAATGCATTACGAACTACAAAATCTTCATCGTTAATAACTGTGATTGTCCAATCAGCAAATGTTCTGTTACCAGCAAACTTTAGTTCACGACCAAAGTATTGAACTGGCACAGCATTAACTGTAGAACCTGGTAATTGAGCAGTCTTACACATAAATGTAAGTTTAGTCTGCGCGTTACCCGGAACAGCAAACGCTGGAAACGGAAGCGTTACCTCAAACAGGTTTGGTCTAGCACCGTCTCCAGTCATCTGAGAGCGGAATTGATTTACATTAAAAGCCATTTTTTTTCTCCTATCTCTCTATTTATTAGAATTGTCCAACGATTTCGTCAAAGCTCACGCCTGTTCTTACTGCAACGAAATTAAGTTGGATAAAGTTGATTGAACGTGCTGGTTTAACGTAAATATCACCGACAAACTCGTTGCGATCAATAATTTCTGCTGTGTTGTTTGTTTCGTCACATATAACTCTAAAATCAAAGATACCACGACGACCTTGAATATCGCGTAAGAACGGCTCAACTAGATTTACGAATTGTGCGCGAGTAAACTCATCGTTGAATTCAAATAATGAAGAGCGTGATGCGCGAGCAATTGCTTTCTCTAATACAATAAACAAGCGACGAACGTTAATTCTATCGAACGCGCTTGGACGAGATAGTAGAGTTTTATCACCGTAAAGAATTGTACCTTCACCTGGGAAAGTAACTACTGGGTTAACACCCTTAGAGTACAAAGCATCACGTTCCGCTTTAGTTGGGTTCCAAGAAAGTTTAACAACATTCTTAATAACACCACGATTTAAACCAGCAGGTGAGAACCAAGGATCACGTTCTACGTCTGTGCGAACACATAAACCTGCAACATCACCATTTAAAGGGATCCAACGATATACGTCGCTGTATTTGTCGTACTGGTATTTCCAACCAGAATCCATTACTGCGTATGAAGATGATGTTAATGAAGTTCTACCAGACAACAAATCCGTTGACTCTGAACCTGCATTGTTAACTACATCATCAAAATCAGGAGAGATAAACACTAAGCAATCTTTACGCGATTCTGCAATTGCTGTTATGTAGTTAGGAATAGTTGCTCCAATCGTAGCACCAGTCAGCAACAAGGAAACGTTGATCGCGTCTGGATTACTGAATAAATCGTATCCACGAGTAACATCACCTGTAGTTAGTGGGTTATCTGTACCACCTGATAACGCAAAATCATCTTCTGAGGTTAATGATGCAAACGTTTTATTTACCGCTGTTGTTCCCCAGTTTGTACCGTCTGAGTTGTGTTTTGTCCACCAAACCCATTTAGAACGACTGTTGATTACATCTTTATAGTAGTTACTAGAACCGTCTGGGTTTTTAGCATCAGAGGCCTTAGATACGAAACCAAATTTCTCTAGAATAGTATCAGCAGTACCAGTAATTGCGCCTGTAGTATCGTAAACGACAATATGCAACTCGTCGTTTGAACCACCTTTTAATGAAACGTATTCTGATGTGCTTGGTGCTGATGTGAAATCATCCGCGTAAGCCCAACCAGTGTGTGTGTTTGCGTCTGAAATAGCAACCCCAACCGAGTTACCCAACGCACCAGCGTATTTTGCAACAAAATCGTTCGAACCAGATCCGCTTGAGTTGTTTAACTCGTAGTCTGTTTTATTTTTAATCTGTAAACCAGTACCTGAGGTTGTAGCATTTTTAGCTGAAGTGTTAGCTGTACGAACAACTCGTAAATCTGCACCGTAAGCTAGAAAGTTTGATGCTGTGAAAAACTGTGTGTAGGTGTTGCTGTCTGGTTTGCCAAATGTTTCTGCAAGACGGATTTCATTACCAATAGCAGTAATCTCATCTATTGGTCCCCATGCAAAATTACCAGCAAAACCACCAATAGTAGTAGCAACGGAAGGTACAACCGTTGTTAAATCTACTTCAGAGACATTAACCCCTGGTGATAATTGAAATGCCATTTTTTTATTCTCCTATTATGACACGAAAAAAATAAATCGTATTTTTATAGTGTATTTATGAAATTAGAAATTTGAGGGAAGATAACCTCTTTCTTTTACTACACTCCACGCATCACCATCACTATCAGTAAACTTTTCACTTTCGTCCTCATAATTACCGTCAAATATTCCTACGGGAGATAAACTATCTTCTATGATAGTATTTGTGTGGTCCAACAACTGCTGTCTAATATCCGTGCTTGTGTATTCTTTAAAGAAACTTTGTGCGGTTAACCACGCAAATAAAACAAGACCCATACATAGGTCATCGTGATTTCCTTCTTCAGCTTTATACGTATCTCTGTCTCTTGTAAATGTATTTAGCTCAGATATTGTATCAAAATCCGTAAGCGTTATCTTGTCGTTTTCAATCATTGCTTTTAGATTAGCACAACCAACTTTCTTGACAGATTTTGTGGTTTTTATTCCAAATCCTGCAGACCTTTTGAACCCAGACGATATACTTTGACCTTTAATGTTATGAGACTCTAATCTAAATATATTCTCATACTCTAAATCGTAATGTAAAATATCCACTACTTGTTGACCAACACTGTTAGTCTCAACTAATATAAAAGCGTCGTTATATTTTCTGCCAATAGAGTATATAATATTAGGAAATACCAACGGTGCTACTCTATTATTTCTATACTTGGCAACTTGTTTATATGGTATGCTCGACACATCTACTACCTGAATTATAGAATAATCCAAATCGAGACCTTCAGCACAATCTACAGTTAATACATAAGAGCTGTTACTTGTCGGTTCTTCGTAAACATCCAAGTCGTCGTATGACATAATAGGATTACCGAACACAAGCGACCTTAGTTTGGAACCTGATATTAATGTTGATGTTGAACCTAAGAAATTAGTGTTATGCGAAACTAATGAATTAGAGTAATAAGTAGAATGATTTTCAACTCCTACAGGGTCATATACTTCAAAATTACCATATTCAACATCAATACTTTTTATTTTATTATTAGTCAAAGATGAAAATAACGAAATGTCTTTTGCTTTTTGAAACCCTTTTTCGGTTAAAAATAGATGTTTTCCTGAACATTTTATGTAAGTGTCATCTTCAAGAACAAACGTATACATATCTTTTACATACTTTTTTTGAACACCTTTAAAATTTTCATATCCTAAAGGAGTTTTTATAAGATATCTATTAGAATTTTCTTTAAACAATTTTTGCTTTACCTTTAACAATACTGACTATGTATGTTATGCTAACATTATATTTTTTAGAATACTCTAAACAAAAAGCTCTTTCATATGAAAATACTTTACCATTGCGCTTTACTTTTCCTATATCAGGATTATCTATAAAAACATTATTTTTTAAATCTGTTCTAATTTGTTCCGCAACATTATCTGAAATTATTGACGACTTTTTATTTGCTTGTAATTTTCTAAGTTTACCTTGTTCGGTTAAATTTAAACTGTAACCAGATTTATTTTTATTCCAAGGAATAGTACCTTTTTTTACTCCACCTATTCCTGGTCTTTTTACTCCTCTTTGAATATTTGATATATAATCAGCAGGAAGTCCCATTCTTCGGGCAATCATTACACATGCACCAAAATCATTTTGTTTGTAGTGAATGTTATAATGCTCTTCTATAGAAATACAAATTAAATTTGATATATCATTATTTTGTCTGTTACCATCAATATGATGAATTTCATAAGACCTGCCTAAAGAGTCTTTAGGTATTTTACCATATGTTTTTATCCATATGCTTCTATATGTATTAGCCATATTTTATCCTTTCTTTTATTTATAATTTAAAGAAAGTCGGTTTCAAACTAAAAATTCATATAAGTCTTTTATCTTAACACTGAGATATTCTTTTGTTTTGTTGTCGAATATTTCAACAATAGTGTTTCCTTCAACACATTCAAATTCTTGTGAGAACTGCTCTTCACTAGTATTTCTTACTGTCTGTTCTTTCCAAGCTTCATCTCTACCCGGCACCATTGACCAATGAACTTCAATTGGATTATAATCTGACCTTTTTTCGGTAGCATCCATCCACATTTTGTAGAAGTGATTCAAACCGTATGGTGTTGATACGATAATAACTTTAGTCGTTTTACCAGAAGAAATAACAGGATAAGTTGATGTAAAGAACTCGTTTGCCATATTCTGAGGAACGAAAGCAAACTCATCAAGAAATATCAAGTTATATGAACCTCCTCGAACACCAGAAGAGCTTGTTGCAAACGCAGCAATTTTAGAACCATTCTCTAGTTCAATGTTGCCTTTGTTCCATGTTACAATACCCTGCTGTAACCACGCTGGTAGATATTCATATGCATATTTAATTCTATCAAGAATCTCTCGAGCAAGTGCACCCTTGTTGGCAAGAATAGCAATCGAGTAGTTGTCATTAAACAATACTGAGTGCAACATATAACCAGCGGCTGTTGTAGTTTTACCAACCTGACGAGGCATCTTCGCAATCGTAAAACGTTCGTTATGAAACGAATGCACCATCTCTTCTTGAAATGGCCACATCTCAAAAGGCACCAAACCTCTATCAACGTTAACAATCTTTACATAAGTCTTAATAAAATATACTGGGTCATCAATACACTTCTCAATCTCATCTAACTGGTCTTGAGTATATTGAATAAGCGTACTTGTTCGCTTGAGCTTGACGTTTCCTAAATAACCCTTATCAATATCCATAATATTTAATCTTTATTTTCATTTATCGCTTGACAAAACTCTTGACAACGTGTATTATTTGGTATGTCGGGTCTTTCAAGTAATGTACTAAGCATTACTTAGTGATACTTCTTAACATCCATGCGTGTTTGTTATGAGTATCTATTCTACCACTGAGAAAGTCCGCAAGTCCCTGTAGTTTCATTTCTGAAGCTAAATCAAACGCAACATTCAAATCAGCAAGAATAATCTCATTGTCTTTTGATAACTCAAAGCACATAGCAACTGGTTGCAATATATTTGTCTGGTCTTGGACTTCAGCAAGTTCAATGAATCTGGTCATAGAACCTGGCACATAAGCGTCTAGTGCTCGAATTTCTTCCGCAATAACATCTACAGAACCATGTAACTCTGTATAAAGCTCACCAAAAAAATCATGGAATTGCACGAAGTTTGCGCCCTCTACATTCCAATGAAAGTTATGCGCTTTCAAATACGTGACAAACGTATCTGCCAACGTTTTTTTCATTAAATCAATCAGTGTTTCCATTTTTCTTTTCCTTCATTTGTTTTATTAAATCTGTAGTTGAGCCCACAAAAACTGCTTTATCAACATTAATAGTTTGATTGTCTTGAGACTTCGCTGAGCCACCAATCATTTCTTTTTTCTTTTTCTGTATCTCTATCAAGTCTTTATTCATCTCGGCCATAGTTTTAATCAAAGTAGAAACTACTTCATATGCTCTAGGATGTTCTGACTCACGAGCGACCTCTAAGATATTATCAACAGCACCTGTTCCTTGTCGAATAAGATTTCTAATGTTGCTTCTAGCAAACGTAAAATCTTCTTGAGCCTCATCGCTCAACTCTTCTGGTGCTGGTATTAGCTCTTGTGGCTTTTGTACGACTAGCGGGTTAACATCAAACATCTCAGATAAATTTTTATTTAATTCTTTCATAGTAAAGTGTCAGGCCATTCTGTAAGTGTTTCTGTAAATCCGTAATCGCTATCAGCATTTGCTGTAATAGGATCGGGTGTCGTTACGATCATAAACGCTTTCGCGGGGTTCAAGTCTACTCTATCTATAGTATATAGTGCGTTTGAATAATCGCCTTTAATTACGTCGTTTGCACTCAGTAAGCTAGAGAGTTCTTCAACAATCAACGTACCAGTAACGTTATTCGCAAAGTAAGTTACCTTACCGGTAATATTTTTAGCTTCTACCCTGATAGTTTCGCCAGTGGTGCT